CCAATTCATCTGGAGCTAAAGCTCCTAGTGGTTATCGATATTTGCCAAATGGTAACTTAGAACCAATACCAGGCGGCCCTGGAATTAAAACATTATCTGAAAAACTAACAGAAGGCATGCGCTCAACAGGTCAATATGCAGCTAGGATGACTGCGGCTGAAAATCTACTTGACCAAACAAAAGAGCAAAAGCCTGGTATTGTTGAAAAAATAGTTGGAGAAGCACCGTTAATTGGTTCGGAAACAGCAGCTAACTTAGCACGCTCACCAGATAGACAGAAATCAGTACAAGCCCAACGCGACTGGGTTAGAGCTAAGTTGCGTAAAGAATCTGGCGCGGCTATTGGTGTAGATGAGATGAATAACGAAATACTCACTTACTTTCCTCAAATTGGAGATAGTCAAGGAGTTATCGCACAGAAGAAACAAGCAAGAGAGCAAGCAGTGAGTGGCATGATTGATGCGTCAGGCGGAGCTTACAATCCGCCACAACAGAAAATCCAAACTGGACAGCCCATTATGGATAGAAGGCAAGCGCAAATGCCGCGTGACGTTCGTTCCGAAGCTGATAAAATACTAGGACTATAAAATGGCAACTGCTGAACAATATGCTGATTGGATAGTAAAAAATCAAAGTTTAAAAGGTACTGATGAATTTAATACGGTAGCAGAAGCTTATAAGGTAGCTAGAAATGAGCCCGTGGCAGAGCAGGCACCAGTTGAAAGTTCTGTCACACAGACAATTAACAATCAGCCAGAAAGGTCATTACCTTCATCTGTTGGTCGCCAGTTAGGATTAACTGGTAGATATATTGCAGAAGGTCTTGCTAATACAGCAGGAATATTCTCAGACCCTATTGCATCAACATCTAACATGGTATTAGGAACTGAGTTAAAACCATTAGGACAAGCAACATCAAATTTACTAGATACCGCTGGATTTCCAAGCCCTGAAACTGGAAGGGAGAGAAATGTTGCTGAGGCTTCTAGGTTGTTAGCTGGCACTGGCGGAATAGTTGGAGCTGGGGCTCAGCAAGCTGCTAAGGTGGCTTCTCCCGTTGCGAGTAAGGTACTGACATCTATTGCGGCTAGACCTGGGCTGCAAGCTGGCGGTTCAATTGGCGCTGGTTACGCTGGTAGTGAAGCTAGAGAACAAGGCGCAAGTCCTGCTGTGCAATTTGGCGCTAGCATTGCTGGCGGATTGGGTGTTCCTATTGGCGTAGCGGCTATTGAAAATGCTGGTAAGTCTATTGCATCTGGCGTTAAAAATATATTAGGGTTAAATCGTTCTGAATCTATTGCAGCAAACGCTATTAACAAGGCTGGTGTAAATATTGAACAGTTACCAAAAGATGTGCAAAAAGCAATTATTACGGATGTTCAGTCTGCATTAAAAACAGGTAAAAATCTATCTCCTGATGCAATTAAACGTCTATCTGATTATAGGCAAACTGGATTAACTCCAATGGGTTCTAGTTTAAGCCTTAACCCTGCTCAAATTACTCAAGAGAGAAACCTTGCTAAGATGAGCGCAAATAGCAAAGACCCGGCCGCGCAAACATTATCAAATTTACAGAGAGATAATGATGTTAAATTAATATCAGGATTAAACACTTTGGGTGCTGAAACTGATGATGCTGTAACGGCTGGTAATAAACTAATAAGCGCATTGAACGTAAAGGACGAGGCAACTAAAAAGATTATTAATAATTACTACAACAAGGCACGTGAAACTAGTGGTAGAAGCGCAAAGTTAGACCCATATACATTTTCACAAACAGCCAATAACTCACTAGATGAGGCTTTGCTTGGAGGGAAAATTCCTAACGATGTTAGAAATATATTAAACTCTATATCTAGTGGAAAAACACCATTTACTGTAGATGTTGCTGAGCAATATAAAACAGCTATAGGTACTCTGCAAAGAAGCTCTAATGACCCAGCCGAAAGGCTAGCGTTAGGCAAAGTGCGTGAGGCTTTAGATAATACGCCTTTACTTGAAGGGCAAGGACAGCAAGCAATTGATGCTTTTAATAAAGCTCGAGCTGCTAATCGTTCTTATATGCAGATTGTTGAAAAAACGCCTGCATTAAAAGCGGTACGTGATGGAGTAGAGCCTGACAAGTTTGTGCAAAACTTTATTGTTGGTAACGGTGCTAAATCTAATATTTCAGATGTTAAAGCATTAAGAGATTCATTAAAAGACAATAAAGAGGCAGTATCAACAGTTAGAGGGCAGATATTATCGCATCTTAAATCTAAAGCTACTAGTGGGAAAGCGGATGAAGTGGCGAACTTTTCACCAAGCAATTACAATGCGACATTAAAAACTATTGGCGAAGATAAGCTTAATCTATTTTTTACACCAGAAGATATTAGCATGTTGAAGGCAATTGGCAGGGTTTCAAGTTATGAGAAGTTTCAGCCTACAGGTGCCGCAGTTAATAACTCAAATACCTCAGCCGCATTATTTACTGCGATGTTGGATAAGATAGCAAATAGCCCTATAATTAGAAAGATACCGCTTGGTGGTGCATTAGTTGCAGACCCTGCAAAAGATGTGGTTGTAGCAGTTCAATCAAGAAACGCATTAAACGCTTCTAAAGGATTGACAGTAAATGCACCTAAAATAAAGCAGCCAAAAAACTTACCTATTGGCGCGCTGTTGGGTTTAGGGGCGACTTCTGAAAATAACAGCAATTAGAATAAAAACGACAATTGCGCCTAGTTGTATTGGGTCAAAGTTCATTTACGTAATATAACACAAGTAATAGAAAAGGCAAATCATGGCAAAATTAAGTCCGATAGGAAACGATGCACAATTTATTAATGGCATTCCAGCCAATGGTGCCAAGCTATTTACCTACGCATCAGGTTCTAGCACAAAGCAGACAACTTATACTGGTGAAGATGGATTAACACCTCAATCTAATCCCATCATACTTGACTCTCGTGGTGAGCCATCTCAACCAATTTGGCTAACTGAAGGATTGGAATATAAATTCGTATTTGCATCATCAACGGATACAGACCCTCCATCAAGCCCTATATGGGATATTGACAACATTACAGGCGTTAATGATGCAAGTTTAACTGTTGACCAGTGGGTTATATCTGGCATTACGCCTACATATATCAATGCAACAACATTTACTATGCCAGGTGACCAAACAACTGAATTTCAAGTTAATAGACGAATTAAACTATCAGTTACGGCTGGTACTGTCTACGGTTCAATTTTAACAAGCGCTTACGCCGCATTAACTACAGTAACGGTTCAATTGGATTCTGGTGTACTTGATGCGGGGCTTAGTTCTGTTTCATTAGGATTAATTACTCCTACGAATACATCTTTATTTCTTATCGGAACGGCAAATATTGCCGACGACGCCATTACTGCTGCAAAAATTGCCGACGGGGTTATCACTGATAAAATTCAATCAGTAGATGCAACAGTAGCCGCCAACGCCTTAACAGTAACAATCAGCCCCACCTCACTAGATTTTCGTTCTTCCACGCTAACAAGCGGTGCGGTTAACACTAGAACAGTTTCATCTGCCATTAGTTGTTTAGTACCTAGCGGTGCTACTTTAGGCACAATAAATGCTGTTCAATCTCGCATAGCCATTTTAGCCATTGATAACGCTGGAACGGTAGAGGCAGCAGTGGTAAACATTGCTGGTGGTAATGACTTGTCTGAAACAGGCGTTATCAGCACAACAGCACTCAGCACAGGTAGCGATTCAGCCAATGTGATTTATTCAACAACAGCTAGAACAAACGTGCCTTATCGTGTGGTTGGCTATGTGGATTCAACACAAGCCACGGCTGGCACTTGGGCAACAGCGCCTAGTACGATTCAAGGCTATGGCGGACAAGCTTTAGCAACCATGTCTAGCCTTGGTTATGGTCAAACTTGGCAAGATGTAACTGGGAGTAGAGCTACATCAACAACCTATTACAACACAACAGGTAAGCCAATTTTAGTCAATATACATAATGAAGCAAGTAGCGTGATAACAACTTTAGTTATCAATGGCGTAACTGTTCAAAAAGGTTTCAGCGGTGCTTCCTCCTACGCTTCTTTAACTGGAATAGTTCCTCCAAATGGAAGTTACTCTATCACAGGCACACTTACTTCAGCTATTTGGGCTGAGCTTCGTTAAGGATAAATAATGAACTTTAAAGACACAAACAACAAACTGCATATTCTTGATGATGTTTCATTCATCCATCTTTTACCTAGTGATTGCGTAGAGATTACAGATGAAGAAGCTGCTATTTTAAGTCAACCGATACCGCCATCGGTTGCAGAACGTAAAGCCTTGAAACAGAGAGAGATTGATGTACTAGAAGCAAGTCAATTTATGACACGCGGAGAACGTGAAGGATGGATTGCTATGGTACTCGCACAGGCTACAGCTCAAGCAGTTGCAGAGGCTACATTATACTTAGCCAATCCATTCTATAAAAAGCTTAAAGACATCAACACGCAGGTTACTATATTACGTGCCGAGTTGAAAGCAATTGTATGATTTGGCTAATTATATTTAATCCATTAACCTTACTGTTAGTATATATTTTATACACTAAATCAAGTGGCGCATATAAAAAAATCATTACTGTGTTTGGCGCTTTAATTGATGTAATTGTGAATGTAACTTGGTTCACGCTTATATTTGCTGAATTACCAAAAGAATTGCTATTAACTAAGCGAGTTAGTCGTCTTAAATCATCCACTGGTTATCGTGGCTGGATTGCTAATATGCTATGTAAACTTCTTAATTACTTTGAGAAAGACCATTGCAAATGATTTTACTTGTTATTGCAATGTTGCCTATGTGGGTGCTAGGCACATTCGTATTCATTCAGCTATTACGCCCGCTTAAATCGCCCGCAGACACCTCAAATCGCATTAATCGTATCAGGTTGGTATGGTTTTCATTGACCAGACCTGAATTATTTGTTAGCGTGTTTGCATGGCTAAAAAATGACGAGTTAGATAATATCAATAATAAGAAAGGTTAATCGATGGAAGTATTAATTGCATTAAAAGCATGGATATTGAATTTAATACCTGCTGCGATAGGTTCAGCATTATCTCTTTATGTTAGCAAAGAGAAAAACTCGCTAATGGGTAGATTTGAGTTATTTGCAGTCTTTCTATTCGGCATATTTATTGCTCACTATATTGGCGGTGCCGCTATTGAATATTCAGAGATTAATCACTTATCCATTACTGCTGATGCAATTAAACTGACCACTGGTCTTATTGGTATGGCTGTTATTACCAACTTAGTAACACAAATACCATTAGCTTTTGATGCCGCTAGAAAAAAGTGGCTGGGAGAGTAATATGATATATTTACTATTATTTACGATATGTATTGCTATTGAGTTATCAGAAAAAGTTAATACAGATAACATTATTAAAAAAATAGCCATTGGATTGATTGCAGTAGGCGCATTAGTCGAATATGATGGGCATAACTCATTATTCATTGAAATAGGTATACTCACATATTTAACAGTGAGTATATTTTCGGCATACTTCACTAGAAAACATCGCAGAGCGCATGATAAATATGAAACCACTAAGAATATGTAAGCTTAGAACGGCTGGATTAGCAAGCGTTAATAGTGCTAAATTTGGCTTAGTTCGTAAAGATGCTAAAGGTAATCCGCGCAGTCATCAAGGAATTGACCTGCAAGCTGAAACTGGTACGGATGTATTTGCAATAGCTGACGGTTTAATTGTAGGTTTAAACTTAGGTTTAGACGGTTACGGTTATACTCTTACTTTAAAATTTGATGATAAGTACGCATTTTACGCCCACCTAAGCAAAGTTTTGGTCAAGGTAGGTGAAAGTGTCAAGGCTGGTAAATTAATCGCTTTCACGGGCGATACTGGCAATGCTAGAGGCATGGATAGCATTAAGAAAGGTGCTCATTTGCACATAGAGATTCGCACATGCCAAAATTGCGGATTAGGCTTAACTGGACGACTAGACCCGCTAGAATTTATTACGTTAGACTAAACCCTATTGTTATTGAGATTTTTTAATGAAAATACTTGTGTTGCCAGACGTGCAAGCAAAGCCCGACATAGATTTTTCTTTCTTAACTTCAATTGGTAATTACATCATAGCAAAAAAGCCTGATGTGATAGTAAACATAGGTGACTTTGCTGATATGCCGTCATTGTCAATGCATGAACACGCTGGCAGTAAAAGCATGGAAGGCAAGCGTTATAAAGCCGATATATGGGCGGCACGCGAGGCAATGGATGCTTTACTAACGCCAATGTATGATTTTAACAAGAAGGCAAAGCGTAACAAAGACAAACAATACAAACCGCGCATGGTGCTAACGCTTGGCAATCATGAGAACAGAATCAATCGCGCAGTCAATAATGATAAGAAGCTAGAAGGGTTAATCTCTACTGATGACTTGCCATATCAAGACTGGGAAGTTTACCAATTCTTAGAAGTAGTGGTAATTGAGGGGATTGCTTTCTCACATTTTTTCTGTTCAGGACAAATGGGAAGACCCGTAGGAAGCGCACAAGCATTACTAACAAAAATGCACATGTCATGTTTTGCTGGTCATCAGCAAGGTCGCTCGATTGCATATGGTCGCAGGGCTGATGGTACAGAAATGACAGCTATTATCTGCGGAAGTTGCTACGAGCATGACGAAGATTACCTGACGCCACAGACAAATAACCACTTTAGAGGACTTTATATCCTGCATAACTGCAAGGATGGAACGTTCGATGAGATGGCAGTACCACTTTCTTATATTAAGGAGCATTACTAATGAAACTTATATTCGCAATACTTGCTTTATGTGTAACGTCACACGTTACAGCAGCTGACTATGCCAACGTTACCGAGTTGAGCATGAAAACTGACGTAGGAGAAGTTGTACTACAAGCCACAGCCTGCACCGTCAAGAATAAGCACGGATTTGCATATTCAGCCTATGCAACAGAGGGTAATATTATTCATAAAGGTTGCTGGCATAAAGATGGCGATATAGTTAATATATGGTTTTACGATGAGAACCCTACATTAGTAGCATCATTTAAAGATTACTACTTTCTACCGAAGCCATCGCTATGAGTGTTGCAAATTTATTTGCTGGAGATAAGTAAAT